TTCAGCTTCTGTACAGAGTTGAAGGAGCTTCTCACGCATCAGTTCAGTCATTGAGTTACCAGGAACTTCAATGTCATCAAGGATCATTAAGTCAGCACGGGATCCAGTCAGCTGACCTGTGATTCCAACTGATTTCACGGATGGTGCCTGGTGGGGTGAACACTTAACGTCAAATGAGATACGAGACCAACGGCCTCCTTCATCATTAGGTTGTAGGTGATTCAGCCAGGGAGTTTCAATAATCAGCTTCTGTAGGAAGATAGACATGTTGTCTGCACGTTCCTTAGAAGCTGAGATGATCATGATTTTCTTTTCAGCGTTATTGAAAAGCGTCCAAAGGACGAAGGCTCCTGTGATCCAGCTTTTACCAACTCCACGGAAAGCCGATATTTGTAGACGTTTAGGCCCATGTTGAAGATAGTCTGCAATTGCATATTGTGCTCTGGTAGGAGAAGGGAGATCAAGCTGACCCCAGAGAGCCTGGAGAAAGATCTTGAAATCGCCCTTCATTAATTCAAGGGTGTTTGTCATTTATATTCCGCTTCCAACGAATAGTGATTTCAACCCGTGACCAAGGATGGATAGGGCTGCAGCTCCACCTCCAATTACTTGCTGTATTCCTTTAGTAACTTGTGGGCTACCTAAGAACTCAGTAATAGGGTTACCACCAGTAGTAACAGGAGGAGTTTCAGATGGTCCTTTATTCCTATGTACATAACCAGTTGGTTTAGTTTTAACTTTAGTTTTAGGTGTAGGTGCCGTAGTCTGAGCTTTAGGATCTATCCTTAGCTTTGTACTAGCATTAGCTGTCTGTTGTTTTACGGCTTTACGTTCTTCTGTTAACGCTTGACCAGCCTTAGCAGTAGCTAGTTTGTCTCTGTTCTGAAGGACAGCTTGGGAGAAGTTACCACCAAAGACATTTGATGATGAGTCATTGCCAGGTTCAAGTTGGAATTGCTCCATGAACTTTTGCTGGCCAACTTTTCTATGTCTAGATTGGTTATTAACAAAACCCTCTAGTTCTGCAAACCTTTGATCTGGTGACAAAGATTCAAGACGTTTAAGTTCTTCTGGACTATCGATGCCTTCACGCATAGTTTTTTGATGAGCACCTTCATACTGTGGGTACTTAGAGGAATGATGTAGGCGTCTAGGTAAGTCAATACGGTTCAGACCGTTATTACCTTTGTACATGCCTTCCTTAGCAAGCCGCTCATCAGTCGCTTTAATTTGCTCAGGTGTCATTCCTTGTGTATACACGTCGTACAGGTTTAAACCTTGAAGATGATGTTTTTCATCCCAGTCAATACGAAAACCGTCTCGATTAAGTTTGTTTTTGTGTTTTGACTTACTAACAGTTGGCTTTGTACTCCAGCCTTTAGTTTCACCTTTACTGCTGTACTTAAGCCAGTCAAATTGTTGTCCTTTAATCTTTAATGCACGTTTAGCGTCTCTTGCATCATCAGACGGTTTTCTGGGCATTAATCATATCGAGTAGAGTTACATATGCAGTCGCACTCCCTCCAGATGACTTCACAACTGGCTTAGGATTCGGTTTGGTAGGAATAGACTTAGCAGGCTTATTAGGGGCCTTAGAAGTCTTTGTAGGTGCCTTAGATGGCGTTCCTGATTTAACTTGTACCTTAGTGGATACGTTAGGCTTTGATTTAGGCTTCGGTGTACTTACTGAAGCCCTATTCTTTTTAACGGGAGGAGCAGCCTTTTGACGCTTCCTCCCATCTGTTGTTGAGTCTTCTGTTGAATCCTCATTCTTAATGTCAACACCCTTTTGAATTGCTTTTATAGCTCTAGGAGTTAAGTGTGCATTCTTAAGGGCATTAATATTATCGTTACCGGGATCGTTAGTTGCTTCCCGTGGCGTAGTTTGGTGCTTGTCTCCTAGATCCATAAATATGCTTTTCTATGATGTATTCACGGAGAGGTTTGAGTCCAAACTCATTCCTCATCCAGTCTTGCCAATTGGTACTTCCTTTTCTCTGATTACATGTGCTGCAAGCGCAGACACAGTTACTATCCAAATCTTGTCCCCCTCGTTTACGGGGTTGTACATGGTCGATTGTAAGTTCATTAATGTCATAAGATTTTCCGCAATACACACAAGTCTGACCAAAGTGTTCTTTGATCGCACGCCTCCAAAGGCGTTTCGCTTCGGGGCTTGTCATTGCTATTAGGTTGTAAAGGTAGTGGTCAGAGGTAGGAAGTAGTGGTGTCATTTCTTCTTTTTCTTTTTGTGGTTACACTTAAGTTTGTCACGATTTCTCGCACGGTTAGTTGATGCTTTCTCTAGGACGGTTGTCCCGCACTTAGTATGCGAGACATCCTTACCATCACCGTTACCGTATGTTCCACGTCTACGATTCTCACGGTTGAGTTCAACACGCTTATCTGTAGCTTTCTTAGTCTTGTTATATTTCGCCTGCTGCTTCAGACGACGCTTACGTGCAGCAGGGTTCTTTTTATAATAGTCTGAAGTCTTTGCCATTTAGATCCAGCCAGGAACAGAGATGATGTATTCATTACCACTAGTAGGGGTAAACCTATTACCGTAGGTTTCCTTCCCTGCACCACGGACATAGTTATTAGAACCATTGTCCGTCGTAACCGTGCAAAGGAACGATTTAATCATTGTTCCGCTACTTGCATTAGATACACGGATGATGGAATCAAATGTTGAAGATTGACCCATCCCCAGATCTTGGCCACCACGGCATGTTGGGTGCATATAGATATTTCCGCTAGCAAAGAAGAACTCACCAGCATTAAGATCCGCTGCTACAGTATGGTTGACAAACTTATAAAGAGCACCAGGTAGTGATGCATTAATCTTCTTATCTACATAGCCTTTACTAGTGGCCATTGTGGCGTTGTTTGGCTCACATACGTTATAGATACGTGTCTCCTTACTGCCACCAGCCAACACAATGTGTGTAGTGTAATTAGTATCACCATTCTTATCAGGTGTAGTCCTGAATCTTAGGTCACCACCATTCCGTTGGAAGATGTTAGTTGCATAATCACTCTCTCCTGTCTTAGGAACAATAGAGAACTGATTGTAGTCCTTATCATTCCTGAAGTTAAGCCCAGCTGAAAGTGTTCCACCAGTAAGAGGCAGATAGTCTGCTTTATGTGGTGTCCATAGCTTCTCAGTTTCATCGTAACCAAGTACGATTTCAGATCGCTTAGTAGGAACTTCAGGTTCTACAGGAGGTTCAGTGTTTACTTCAGCTAATGAAAGCGTAAGTTCATAAGCATCGTGGTTTCTAGCAGCACTAAGATGTGCGTTTAGATCCGCTAAACTTTCTGCAAACTCAATGACAATAGTATCTTGATCTTCAGTCAGTTGTACGATAGTATATCGGTCAGTGAATGAAATCAGAGGATAGAAAGGATTATTAACCCTCACATGCAATACATTATCTTCTAGCAACTTGGCATAGAAGGAATCCCATTCAAATGGTTGCTCTACTGTCTTAGACAAGTGGAGTGTATTTGATCCTTGATACCAGTAATGGTCAATCATAAGACTGCCAGGGGAGAGCCACTTACTCCACTTATTAGGATGCTGTAGAACCTCATCATCTCTATTACGACCCTTACGACTGTTAAATCGTCCACCAATACGTGGCGGTGCAAGGCGTACATCTTCTAGGTCATTCAGGTTATTAACATTAGTTGCCTGAAGGACAGCGATGTCAGATTCATTCTGTTCAACCTGTGTTGATAGGAGAGTAGCTGCAGCATCTAGCTTGTTATCTTGCTCTTCATTAGCTCCATCAACCTCATCCTTTGTGTAGAACTCACTGAGATCAATTGCATCTGTATATTCCTTAGCTGATGCCAAGGTGGCTCTATCGCCATCATCTGCATAACCCTTACTCACAGCATGATGTGCGTGCTCAGGATCTCTAAGGTTATAAACCCCTACTTTGCCTTCAAAGAAGCTGATATAGGTATCAGAATTCTCTGCTGACGCAATACGGAACGAATTGGGAACCTTGTTATCTTCATCCTTAGCAAGTAGGTTGCTGTGGTCAATGACGGGAATGTCAATGTTATCGACAATCTCATCAACCTCGGACTTGGTATAACGGTTCTCAAGACCAAGAGCTACGACAGTCTCTAGATCAGAGATTGCACGATCTTGTGCTGTTTGCTCAGTATTAATCGCTGCGATATCACCTTTATTCTTGAGGATACCTTCTTTGTTGAGATCAACTTTAGCTTCAAGAGTAATCAGTTCCCCACCAATACTTTGGTTTTGCAGGTCATTGATTTGCTCTTGCAGGCTCGCGTCACCGTTCATACGAAGAACGGACTCTTTGTAGATCTGTCCGTCAGTCTCAGCAGATGTATAGGTCTCAGATTTGGTGTAGTAGTTACTAAGGTCTACCGTACCGCCACCGCTACCACTGCCAGCTTCTAAGGCATCAAGACGAGTATCTTGTGTGCTTTGAGTAGCATCTACTTGAGACTTGGTGTAGTAGTCAGACAGGTCTACATTAGGGATAACAATGTTGTCGATCTTGTCGTCAACTTGTGATTTAGTGTAGTAGTCAGTTAGATCTGTTACACCACCACCGCTAACATCTAGCGTCTGTGGCACCCACAACTGTTTAGTATCATCGAATCCAAGGAACGTTCCTGCAGTAACTGAAGGAGGAGGTGTTGGATTAGGATTAGGATTAGGGTTGGGGTTGGGGTTAGGATTCGGGTTAGGATTCGGTACAACAGGGATATTTACATAGCTAAGTTCTATCAAAGCAGAACCCTGATACCTATCATTACCACTTGCAATCAGCCTAGAAATGAACGAAGGAGTCTGTTCAAATTCAATGACATACTCTTTGCTATAAGAAGTGATAGTTACAACAACTAGTGACTCATCGAAATGAGTGCCGCCGCACATACCGCTCAAGTTAAGAGTAACTCCAGGTACGATTTTGTTAATCAAATCACCAGGATCAGCACCATCCCAAGCTACTTTATTCAGCCTTAGGTCATTGTCTGTCCGCCCTGTCTCACCAAAGTCCGTTGGATCTGTACTGGTGTAGTGCAGCCACGTAAAGGTGTTCTCCAGATCAGATGCTTTAACTGAACGTGTAGGACTAAGGTCAACATCTAACAGTTCACCCAAGTATTCAACACCGCTACCAGCAGGTGCATTCTCTAGATCTTCAATGCGCTGTTCATGGTCATCATGATCTTCCTTTTCTTTCTTAGCAAGAGCAAGGATCTCAGCTTCAATGACAGCATCTAGTTTCAGGTTAGCTTCATCTTGACGTTTCTGATCCTTGACGGTTTCCTCAGCATTGAAGTCAACCTTCTGATTAGTAACCTTAATATCGTTATCAAGACGCTCAATGATCTCT